AACTAACTATTAATCATAAAGGTAAAACAACTTTAGCTCTTTCTTCTGATAAAAGAGAATCGATTAATTCCGATTTATTTAATGAAATATAATTTACAACTAATAAAATATGATATAATAGCTACAATGAAAATGAAATAAGATCCGTTCTTATAATCTAAGCTTGGCAACTTAGGTCTGATGATTTAGCCAATTTAAAATATAAAGGAGTAATACAATGTCTAAAATGATGTTAAAAAATGTACGTTTATCTTTCCCTTCACTTTTCCATAAAGCTAGTTTTGATGGTAATGAAGGTAAATTCGAATCAACCTTACTAATCGATAAGTCTGATAAAAAGACTAAAGATGTGATCGATGCTGCAATTGCTGAGGCAATTACTGAAGCAAAAGTAAAGGTTCCTTCTGATAAGCGTTGTTTAAAAGACGGGGATGAATCTGATTACGATGGCTATGAAGGTCATTGGTCTTTCAAGGCTGCTAGTTCTAAACGACCTACAGTAATTGATCGAGATAAAACCCCTATTATCGAAGCTGATGAAAAAGTTTATGCAGGATGTTACGTGAATGCTGTTGTAGATATTTGGATTCAGAACAACAAGTTCGGCAAACGTGTTAATGCAAATCTTTACGGAATTCAATTCGTTAAAGACGGTGAGCCGTTCGGCTTAGGTGCTACAGATGTTACCGAAAGCTTTGACGATCTAGACGATCTATAGCCTTAGGGGCTCCGGCCCCTTTTCTAATTATGAAAAACTTTGTTGTTTTAGACTGTGAAGTCTACCCTAACTATTTCTTAGCTGCCTTTAAAAATATTGATAACGATAAAATTATCACTATTGAATCCAGGGGAGCTGATAAATCGTTAACACAAGAAGCTATTAAAAAGCTAAATACAATCATGCATAAACGTACTACGTTCGGATTCAATTCCAACAAATACGATATGCCAATTATCCTCTTTGCATTAGCAGGAAAAACATGTAGGGATATACATAAACTATCCGACTATATCATCCATGAGAATTCACCTAATTGGCAAACCATGAAGCGTTTTGATTTAGTCCAGCCTAAAGGCTATTCCCATTTCGATATATCCGATCCAGCACCAGGCGTAATGGTTAGTCTTAAACTCTATGGCGGAAGGATGAACTCCAAACGATTACAAGATCTACCTATTAGTCCAGGAACAATGTTATCTGAACATGAGATGGATGAAACACTTGATTATTGTATAAATGATCTAAATACTACCATCGATCTTTACCGTAAGGTGGAGGATAGGATTAAATTACGCTACGATATGTCCGAACAATACGGAGTAGATTTAAGATCTAAGTCTGATGCACAGATTGCCGAAGTGGTTATTAAGTCCGAATTAACAAAGAAATTCCCAGGCAAAAGGATTAAAAGACCTACGATTAAAAGTTCAACTACGTTCAAATACGCCATACCTAGCTACATAAAATTTGAGGGTAAACAACTCAATGAAGCATTAGATTTTATGCGTAAACATTTCTTTGAATTAGATAAGAAAGGTTCGATCAAATTACCTAAAGAGCTTAAATCTATGAAAATAGATATAGGTGAATCTAGGTACCAACTGGGAATTGGAGGCATTCATTCGACAGAGCATAATCAAGCAGTCACTCCCAAAGATAGCGAGATACTATGTGACAGGGATGTAGCGTCATACTACCCCGCTATTATTTTAAACTTAAGACTATACCCAAGACACCTCGGTGAATCATTCTTAGATATCTATCAAGGTATCGTAGATGAAAGACTTGAAGCTAAAAGATCTGGGAATTCAATTGTAAATCAATCACTTAAGATTGTTATCAACGGATCCTTCGGCAAACTCGGGAGTAAATGGTCAATCATGTATGCCCCAGACTTAATGATGACCGTAACTATGACAGGACAACTGGCTTTATTGATGCTAATCGAACGCCTAGAAATTGCAGGAATTAAGGTTATCTCTGCAAATACAGATGGCTTTGTATCTATCATGGACAAATCACTTTACGAAACGTACGATGATATCTGCTTCCAATGGGAATTAGATACAGCTTTTGAATTAGAAGAAACGAGGTATCAAGGCTTATATTCACGAGATGTTAACAACTACGTGGCTTTAACTGAACACGGAGCAAAAGGTAAGGGTATATTCAATATCAATCAAATTACTAAAAATCCTGCTGCAACTATTTGTATTACAGCTGTGACAGAATATCTAACTAAGAATAAAGACATAGAGGAAACAATCCGAGGGTGTAAAGACATCACTCAATTCCTAACAGTTAGATCAGTTACAGGCGGAGCAGTTTGGAGAGGACAATATTTAGGTAGAGTTGTACGTTGGATCTATTCTACAGACGGTGAAAAAATCACTTATAAAAAGAATGGTAACAAGGTACCTAAATCCGATGGGTCAAGACCTGTTATGGAAATCGGAGATATGGAGAAAGATATAGACTACATGCGATATATCGAAGAATCACATTCTATATTGGAAGATATAGGATTTTAATGAAATACATTTTACATAGCGTAAAATAGGTATATAATAGATATTTTAACTTAGGGAGAGAATAATGAGCGAATCAGAAAATTCAATGATCAGAGCTATTGCAAAAATGCATTTAAAGTTCGGTATTACATCAAGACATCTTAAATGGTCAGAGGATGAAAAAGATTTTAGACTTTTAGCAATGCAAGAAGAATTAGATGAGTATATGAATGCAGTAACCAAAGAGGAAGAATTAGATGCTTTAATAGATCTAATCGTTTTTGCAATGGGTACGGCAGAAAGGCAAGGCTTTTTAGAAGTATTTGAAGAAGCTTTCATGAGAGTTATGCGAGCTAATTGTAATAAAGAGGTAGGTACAAATGCTAAAAGAGGAAATTTTGCTATTGATCTAGTTAAACCTGAGTACTGGCATGCCCCGGATCTGACGGACTTAGTTAATATAGAAAATAGGCAAATAGAAATGTGGGATTATAAACACGAGGACTTACCTAATGGATGTTAATGAGACTTTAACTCAAAGAGGTAATAGGTACGGGGACTTTAAAGATGTTGCCCAAGTTACTGAAGACTTAATGAATGTAATCCTTGACGCACCACAATGGAAAAACCTAACACCTGTTCACAGACAAGCATATCATATGATTTTTAGTAAGATAGCAAGATCTGTATGTGGTGATCCGATGTACACAGACAATGTCCATGACATTGCAGGATATGCAAAATTATTAGAAGAATATTTAATCGACAACCAAGGAGAATAAAATGTCAATAATCGAGGAAGCAAAAAAGAATTTAGGACCAAAACCAGTAACCGTAAATCGTTACCCTGACCGGTTCTATTCAAAAGAAAATTACTGTCATCCTGACAAATGGATAGGTGAACTAGAAGGGATACACAATGAAAGATTAAATAAAAACGTCCGTAATAAATATTATCCTAAAATTAATAGTAAACATATTGCTAAAACACCTTTACATGCAATCCGTTGGGCAATAGATACCTATACCAATAAGGGAGATACAATTTTAGATCCTTTTGCAGGATCAGGAACAACCGCAATTGAAGCTTTTGTACAAGATAGAAAGTTCGTGGGAGTTGAATATGAATTTTTTGATGAAGTTTTAGTCCCAACAGTTGAGCATTTCTTACCCGAAGCAGAATATTCTATCTTTGAAGGAGATTCTGAAAAGCAATTAACTAAAGTAGAAGATGAGAGTTGTGCATTAGTTAATTTCTCAAACCCTTACCCTGATGGCGGAGATCATACTACAGGCATTGGAGCAAGTAACAAAAAAGAATATAAAAAGGAAGGTAATTCGGGCTTAATGAAATCAAATGATGCCTATTGGAGAAAGATGAAAGCTATTCAGGATCTATCCTGTCAGAAATTAAAAATAGGTGGACATGCTATCTTTGTTATTAAGGATATGATGAAAAAGAAAGAGGTTTGGCAACTACATAAAATGCTAGCTGATCTTATGCCAGAGAATATGGAGCACGTAGGCACGATTGCACTGGATCATTACCCTCGATCTTTGTTTATGAACACGTACGAGAAATTTCATGGAGTTAGACCGCCTTTAGAACAAGTATGCCCGATCTTTAAGAGGATTAAATAATGCAGATAAGAGCTAAAGATCTAAAAGAAGGTATTAATAATTGTCGTCATGCTTTAGCCTTATATGGCAAGACAGTTACTACTGAGAACTGGCAGGGAGATGAAGCACCTTTTAAATTCATTGAGATTATAAACTTGAGTTTGGAATGTTCGATGGAGAAAGATAAGGAAAAATTACAAGACTTATGTGATCCATTTCTACCTTGGGCAGACGAACATTTCAAAGAAAGGGTGGGCGGAGTGGCTTTGAATCCACCTCCCACTCATACGAAATGGCTCAGTAAAACAGAAGAATATCTAGAATCGGACTCTAAATTTAGCCATTCATACCCCGAACGCCTCTGGTCCAAGGGCTTACATAAGGGCATAAGATACGAAATTGCCGATCTTAACGATGCTGTAGGACTTTTAAAAAAGGATCTAAATACACGACAATGCTATGTTCCTATGTTCTTTCCAGAAGATTTAAGTGCTGCAAATGAAAATAAACGCATACCCTGTACTTTGGGATGGCATTTCTTAGTCCGGGATAACAAAATGCATTGTCAATACCCTATGCGATCTTGTGATGCATTGAGGCACTTTCACAATGATCTATATTTTGCAAATCTATTAGTACTTTGGATGATTAAACAAGTGGGTGTAGATTTAGAGCCAGGAGCAATACTCTTTTCTGCTACATCTTTCCATTGTTTCGAGAACGATGTATACGCTTTAAATAAATCGCTTATTAAAAAGAAACTAAGAGGATAGTATGTGCGGATTTTTAATATATAAGACAGATGAAAAATTATCTAAGGAGAAAGAGAGACAATTAGTTCAATCTTTGTCTCATCGGGGGCTTGAAACATCAGTCTATAACGAAAAAGGCGCTTTTGTCGTACATAATGTCTTACCCATGACTTCCTTAGATAAAGCTAAGTACGAACAGCCACTCCGAAATGCACGATGGGGAAATGATTTTACAGCCGTTTTTACAGGAGAAATTTTCAACTGGAAAGAATTGAAAAAGAAATACGATTTACCTTCTGAAAACGACTCTCAATTATTTACCGACTTTATGATGGGACCGGAAACAAATAAAAGATTGCATGAGATAGATGGATTCTGGAATTTTGCAGCTATTGATGATGGAAGATTAATTGGCATTGTGGATTACTTAAGTCAAAAACCTTTGTATTATCGTACAGACATAAATGCTATTTGTTCTGAGCCTTATCCTTTAACCCTACTCGGTCCTGTAGAAAAAGACGATTTATTCTTTTCTAGTATTGTTCGTTTTGATTATAGCATAGAAGGAATAACTGCATGGAAAGAGATTAAACAAATGCCGATAGGCTCATATTATAACGATGGGGAGATAAATCCCTACTGGGACTGGGCAGAAGTGGAAGAAGTTGGTTTGGATGAAGGAATATCGAGATCAGTAAGGAGGAGAATGGGAGGAGAAAGAGAGGTTGCAATTTTATTATCCGGGGGTCTTGATAGTTCTATAATTTATGAAGTTGCAACAAGAACTGATCTGGGTATTAAAGCTTTCCATATTGAGAACGGAGAAGAAGATTATGTTAAGCTATTAACTAATAATTATGAAAAAATTGATCTAAGTGACTATTCAGTTAGCAAAGAAGAAGCTATTAGAAGAAATCAAACTCCGGTAGATCTGGGAAGTGTTGTTCCACAGGCACAGCTTGCAAATGCTTTAAAAGAAAAGGGTATCCATGTAGTATTATCTGGTGACGGTGCAGATGAGCTATTTTCAGGCTATAATCGAAGTAAATTCTATGATAGTCAGCAATCAGATGTTTTCAATGAATTACCCTATTATCATAATCCCAGATTAGATCGAATGATGATGGGGTCGGTTGTTGAATTACGAGCTCCGTTCTTAGCATCCTATGTGGTAAAGCACGCTTTAGGCCTTGACTATGACCTTAGAAAGAATAAAAAGTGTCTAAAAACATTGTTTACGGAGTCCCTACCTGCTAAAATTATCAATAGGGACAAGCTAGCTTTGAAGTCAGAAGAAGTCAAAGGTAAAACCAAAAGAGAAAACATTTTAGAAAATATCAAAATTTTTAAAAAGATATTTGATTTATAACGAGGAGAAGTATCATGTTAAAAAGATTAGAAGAACTCGAGCGGTCATTAGTTCGATATGAGGATGAGAATGAATGGTTAAACAAATGGAGGAACTGTCATACCTGTTTTGTTAAATTGCCTATCGTAACACTAATTTTAGTTCTAGTTGTTACGGGGTTATCCAAATGATGAGAGAAAGTAGAAATCAATACTTTTTAAAAATAGCACGATTAGTATCAACTCGGACAACCTGTCCCCGACGCTCTGTAGGATGTGTTATTATTAATCGTTATGGACACATAAAAGCTACAGGCTATAATGGAGTGCCTCGAGGATTTCCCCATTGCATCAATACACCCTGTGGAGGACATGATTCAGAATCAGGAAAAAATCTAGATTCTTGCATGGCAACACACGCAGAACAAAATGCATTACTCCAATGTAATAACACTATGAGGATAGATACAATATTTCTAACAACAGCTCCCTGCATTACTTGTGCTAAGCTGATAGGTAATACAAGCTGTAAGACTGTGATCTATTCCGAGAAATACGCAGATCGTTCAGGAATAGAAATGTTAAACAAACTGGGGATACAAACAAGATATGAAGGAATCAACGATCGAGAAGAAAGTAAGTGAGTATGCAAAATCAAAAGGTTGGCTAAGTTATAAATTTGTATCACCCTCAAACAGAGGTGTACCTGATAGAATTTATATCAAGGGAGGAGAATGTATCTTTATAGAATTTAAAGCACCTAAAAAGAAGCCTACAAAATTGCAGGATAAAATTATTGAACGGATTAGAAATGAAGGTATTTTGGTATATATCATAGATAATATCGATGAAGGCAAAAATATTTTTATCAAATAGGGTTTACAAATAGTCAAACTATGATATAATGGCCCTAACATCAACAATTATGAAGATGTTAATAAAAGGATAAAACGATGAAAATCTATAATGTTAAAAAGGAACAAGGACGTAAGTCAAATCGATACTGCGGACCTTCCGCCATCTCAGCTCTAACCAATATCGATACCGCAGATACTGCTAAAGCACTTAGGGATTATACCGGAAGAAGAATGATAACCGGAGTTTCAGAAGGCGATCTATTAGATGTACTCTTCCATGATTACAAAATAACTTATCAGATGCAATATTGGGGTGGAGGAAAAGCTACTAATAAAAGACCAACATTAGCAAAATGGTTAAGGGATACAGTTAAAGAAAGAACCAAAGGCAGAGTCTTTTTAATCGTAGCAGGAAATCATTATCAAGTCATATCAGGAAGAAGATACGTATGTGGACAAACTAAGGAAATAGTTTCTATCCGAGATAAGAAAGTTAAAAGAAGAGCTAGAGTTAAAGTAGTTTATGAAATGATGCCTATCAATGGATAGGTCAGACCTACACGAATACCAAAACAAAGCACTTGCGTTTATTAAGGATAAGCGTAAGTGCGCTTTGTTCTTAGATATGGGCTTAGGTAAAACTGTTAGTACTCTCACCGCAATCTCAGACATGTTAGACGACTTCTCTATTAATAAGATCTTAATCATTGCTCCATTACGAGTTGCCAATACCGTTTGGAAACAAGAAGCCCAGAAATGGGATCATCTTAAACATCTTAAAATCTCGATTGCTACAGGCAATCTTAAAAAGAGGGCTGAAGCAATCCGATCGGATTCTGACATCTACATTATCAATCGAGAGAACGTTGACTGGTTGTTTAGTATCAAATGGAAGAATACAAAATTTGATATGTTAGTTGTTGATGAGTCTTCATCTTTTAAATCCCATAAATCCAAACGATTCAAAGCCCTACGTAAAACTACGAAGAATTACAAGAGTGTAGTGTTGCTAACTGGCACACCGAGTCCTAACGGCATTGCAGATCTCTGGTCTCAGATGTATCTTATTGATAACGGGGAAAGATTAGGTAGGACTTTAGGTAACTTTAGATCTAGATTTTTAACCCAGGAAGGTTACATGAGCTATGCCTATCGTCCAAGAAAAGGTGCAGCAGAGGAAATCCAAGGTTTAATCAAAGACGTTTGTATCACTATGAGCGCAGAGGATTACCTAGAATTGCCTGAAAAGATTTCACTAAGAGAATATATCGAGTTACCAACTAACGTGCAAGCACAGTACGATGAGCTAGAAAAAGAGTTCTTATTAACTTTAGAATCAGGCGACGTGGAAGCTTTAAGTGCCGCTGTTCTTGGAAACAAGCTACTCCAAGTATGTAATGGTGCAGTTTATGACACTGAGGGCGTAGCACATACTATCCACGATCTAAAACTTAAAGCACTTAAGGATATTATTGAAGATCATCCAAATGAGAACTTTTTAATAGCATATAATTTTAGATCTGATCTCGTACGTCTCTCTAAAATGTTTCCGCAAGGTGTTACCTTATCTAAATCCACGGAGGAGATCGATAGATGGAACAAAGGAGAGATAAAGCTATTGTTTGCACACCCTGCTAGTGCAGGACATGGTTTAAACCTTCAAGCAGGAGGATCAAACATCGTTTGGTTCGGATTAAATTGGTCATTAGAGTTATATCAACAATTTAATGCAAGGCTACATCGACAAGGCCAGAACAAACCAGTAAAGATTATCCATATCGTTGTTAAGAAAGGTATTGATGAGAAGGTAATGAAAGCTTTAGGATCTAAAGCTAAGACACAGAAAGATCTATTAGAATATTTAAAAAAATAAAAGGGGAATAAAATGAGAGAGACATTAATCGATTTTCAAATAGGTGAGGACTATTCAAACCTCCGAGAGGGTTTTGAAAAAGAAGCTAGAGATGAGTTTTATAGGATCATTGGTAAAAAGACTATAAGTATTGAACACCTCATACCAAAGGACAGAGAGGGTGAAGAAGTTTATAAAAAGAATAAGCGAGTCGCAAAGGTTATTGATGATATACTAAAATTAGGAAAAGACTTTACCTTTAAGACCGAAGTGTACGGTAAATACGGTTATTACGATGAGGAATTTTCTTATGACTTTACTATCTATGCAGAAGATCATTTATCTGATGCATTAGGTTACTATAAGCAAGGATAACCATGATCACTTCTGGTTATGTTGACGTAGGGCACAAGAAAGGTTTAATAATAGAGGGGAATAGGTATGAAAAGGTTTGAAAAGATAAATATAGAGATAGAAAGATTAAAGAATAGAATTATAAAGCTTAGAGACATTGATCCTAAATCTGGGGTTGAGCAAAGAGGCATTTCTAAAACAACTAGAGATTTAGCTAGTAAGATTATAAGTCTTGAAGGGAAGAAAAGATATGGCCGTTAAACATACTCATGAACAATGCCAGATGTGCGTTAAAGCTATCCGTAAGTTAATCGAAAAAGCTTACGTAATTGAGGACAAGAAGATTAGGCACCACCATCTGGAGAGTAGCTTACAACTTTGTGATCAGCTATTAAGGGAGCCTACAAAATAACTCTCCTCGCATAAACGAGGAAGGAAAGACAAGGAGAGTTAAAGTGTACCGGGACTAACTATTTTAATAACTAAGAAGGAGATCTTTATGAAAAATTATATGGTACACAATTACATTATATCTAATTGCACTTACATTCACAAATAGTTTTAGGATTTTGAGAAGGTGATACCATCTGTGATCCCATCTGTGATCCCATCTCAAACATTTTTTGTGGCATATTAAAAAACGACATAGCCATCATCGAGATAGCCATACCACTAAAAAATATCAACACGCACTTGAGTTTCATTAACCACCATATCCAAGCATATTAGCAATAACAATTACTGCGAATATACCGATTACTGCAAGAGTAGTTTTCTTCATTGATTTAATCTTATCTAGTAGTTCGTTCATTTTAGTTCTCCGTCTTGTTTAAATACAATTTCTTTGTACTTCTTCTTAGCCTTAGCATAACCTCTTCGG